GTAGCCGTCTGTGCTAAAAAAACAGCCTGATTACGAGATCCACGCTTGCTATTGCACCTAGAGCAGCAGGCAACCATGTTGTTCGGATCGTAGGCTTCTGCCTCGGTTGATCGAGATACTGGGATTATATGATCCACTGTATGAGCTGGCTGGTTGCAGTAGTAACAGGTGTACTGATCCCTGGCTAAGACTGTAAGCCTGATCGCCTTGTATTTACGTTGACTGCGTGGGTCGCCTCGCTTAGCCATCAATAGTGCCCAGTCTTTAGATGAAATGCTAAGGCCTTGCATGGTGTGCCGTATCGCTTAGCAATATAGATAAGCCCTAAGTCAATCTGCTTATAAGGATCATTAGTCTTTAGCTTTAACAGCTGTGGTATTCCATATGCAGATGATCGCTTGTTATCAGCCCGGTAATTCCACTTAGATTCTAAGTACCAAAGCTTCTCTAAACATAGGTATTCATTATGGTTAGTTAGTTTTATATGACTATAAAGTAAGTATTTTTCAATCTCTTTATTATAGTTAGTACTAGCATAAGCATTAGTAAAAGCGTTAAGTACTAAGATTAAGTATACACATACATACCTAAACCATTTCAATATAATCGGCGTGTCGCTACTCATTACACTCATGCTTTTCATCTGGGTTAAAGCTGCAGAAATAGCAACCTGCGTTTTGTCCACAGGTTATGCACAGATACTTAAACTGTATTGAGTCACAGCATGAGTTATACACAGCGTTATCCGCAACTGTGTAAAACTCCTGACCAAGTCGCTTAGTCATCTGTGTGCCAATAACCTAATGCGCCTATTAAGTTTGTTAATTCATCAGCATCTAATACATCTGCATCATTTAAATAGCGTTCAATAGTGTGCCGAGCCTCTAACCTGCATCCGTGAAATCCACCATCATATCCACAATAAATGCATGTATATTCATTTGGCATCTTTACCCCAACCAGTTCCCTTAAATATGATCGATGGCGCGCTAAACACGCGCATCATTGGGTAGCTGCAGCATAAAGGTGCGCTGTCGCCGTTTGTGCTTACCGGGTGATTCATCTCTAGTTCGACGCCGCATTGATCGCAGCGATACAGGTAACTAGGCATCTTGCACCGAATTAGGCATGACTGTGTAAAAGGCTTCGCACTTCTCACATTTAATGATAATGATAGGGATAGCGCCATTTACCAGGTGTACTACCATCTCAGGCTGCTCTGGATCGCAGTTACATCTAATCTCTAAGTTATTAGTTTTAGTCATGCAGTATCTCCTCAGCTGTAGGTACTTGGCTATCAAGCAGCATCTCTATGCCCATAACGCCACAGCCTAAGCATTGAACGCAAACTACGTTAGGCGGCAGGTTAATAAACTCATCTACGATCTTATGCGTTTGCATACCTGGGCCAATCTTGGCGCAAACCCTGCAATTAATCCTCAGTAATGCCATATACGGACTTCCTTAATGCATCCATCTCAAATAACTCACGTTGAGATACCCAGAAATTGCCATCAGCTGCGTTGTAATACTTGGCCTTCTTAGCCCATAGCACGGGCATCCAGCCAACGATCTGATATACAGGTGACTTATTTACTACCAAAATGGCCACATCGTTTAGCCGTGGGTAATCCTTATGGATGATTAAATGCCCATTGGTATATCTAGTCCATTTAACTTCAAAGCCCAGATTACCGACAGTTATATCGGCCTCATCTCGGTAAGTGTGAACCGTAGGTACGAAATTCTGTAAGCCCATATATTGCGCTACTGCGATCTCTGAACCAACGGCCTCGCTATTTTCTAATATAAACTCATGATAATTTATATTAGTTTGTCGGCTGTATCTGCGATCAGGCGTAGTTATAAACTCACCTGTGCTGCGCGCAAAACCACACGCTGCTGCTTGTAACTCCTGCGATCGATCTAAGATCACCTGGACGATCTGCGCCATCTCGGTTATAGCCATATTGGTTTGCACTGATCGCCCCGTGACTTACTGCTACAGGTATAGCCCCGGTATTTATTGCCAGTTTTCTCGCTTACGCCTTCTTTGTAAACCATGCGGCCATGCGAGCAAACAGGTGCAGGGTCTAATATCTCGCCACCTAATTGCGCTTTTATGTCCGCGATACTTTCCGCAGCTGGGCGCACACTTCCCACGCCATCAACCTTTACTGCAGGTGTAGCAGTCGCCCATAGATCAACCTCTACTGCAGGCTGAGCCGCTAAGCGTTCTACCTTCTCCATGTCTTGGCGTGTAGGCCGTGCATCGCTAGGCATCAGTAACCCGATGGCTCGACCTATTGCGCTGGTACTGCAATTTTCGATCCAGAAGTCCCTGTTTACGCCTCGATCTGATCTTTGTTCAAAGGCGTAGTCAATAGCTGCCGGTACTACATCCTCATGCTCACGGAATACGCAGGCTCTAATTACTACATAACCATCTTTAACGTTTAACTCAACAATCTCTGTGGTTATACGGCCTGAGATATGGGTTTCTCTAAACCGCTTAATGCGGCTGTTTACATCCTCATAGGTTGAAAGATCAAAGGACATTTTGCACCTGCTGAGCATTTTGTCTTGATGTAAGGCTGTACATGCTTTTAACTTGCTCAGTACGCAAATTTAAGACTCTAGCAATATAGTCAAAATCTAACTTATCTACATCGCGTAACATCATAAGATCTTCTTTTTGCGCAGCAGTCCACCTATGAATTTTGTATGGGCGGCGTTTTACATGTTTTCTAACTGGCTTATCTGGCTTCTGTAAAGCAGGTGTAATTACTTTAGTTGCTGTGTATTTCTCGATAAGTAATGCAAGCAAAAGCTCCTTCTCGGCGTTCATTATTTCACCACACGATCACTAGCTACACGCATACCAGCTGCGCGGCCACGATTGTAGCCATCCTTTACGCCTTCTTTGTAACCGACTGACCAACCTACGATAAACCAAGCAATACTTACCATTATTACGAATACTGCTACTTTTTCTATATCCATTTACTTCGCCCTTGTTTGGGTTAAGCCGTGCTACACCGAATTAGGTAGCCCTGCCTAACGTGTAAATAAAGGGTAAAGCCTGGGTATGACAGTTGGCAATAACCGACACGCCCTAACGGGTTAGTAACATCTCGTAGATGCTATCCACCTTGGCCTCTATGCGATCTACTCGACCGCGTAGGTTATGGCCGCCGTTATTGTCTGTGCGTAATTCGCTAAGGTAATACTTAACTAGATGGCGTACCAGCCCAGCCGCAAACCCCATAAGTGTGCAGATACCTATGGCTATTGCTAATAGCGACTGGGCGGCCGTCATTACTTAACGCCGAAAGTAGGATCGCTAGGGTTCATGGCGCGCAATAATGGGCCAAGTAGTCCAGCGATAAATGCATTACCTAGTGTTTTCCAGTCGGTAATGCCGGACATGTAAAGCGCAGCAGCGCAGCTAAAAGCGGCGCGTAGGTATGACAGGCCAGCGGCCTTAGCTTGTTCTTTCATGGTCTTACTCCTAAATGCCCTTAGTTGACTTGTTTAAGTACTGCAATCGTATGCGTACCCGATGCAGCAATACCATATAAGCCTTCATGATCTCCTACAGGCACTTGCATTTTATCGCCATTATCTAGTTTGTAGCCGTTAGATGTAGTTACGTTAGCATCGCCTAAATAGACAGCACCGCCGCCTAGATTATGTAGCCATACTGTTTGATCCATAATATTTGCAGCTACTAAAAGTGTGGCTGTCGTAGTTATTGTTACTTGTGCGCTAGTCGGCATAACTTAGTCCTAACTTTTCTATTAGTTTGGCGGCTTTTACGGGATCTATGCCCACCTCAAAATGCATTTCATCCTTGCGTGTCCATGTACCGCCCCAATTTAGGCCGTACTTTTTACATAAGGCCAGGATCATTGTAACTTCACCAGGCTCAAATGTGCCAGATTTGCCTAGCGGATGCTTAGTTGCGTTAAGGTCTATGGCTGTACCGCTACTGTGGTTACTTAACTTGCCCGGTACGCCTCGAACATCGCGATAGCAGTACCCCCAATCATCTAGCGCACCGCCATCAATCGGCTCAATTAGTTCATTAAACTGCTCAGCGAAGGCAACCAATAAAGGCGCAGCAAAATAGGCGCAACGCAGCTTTACCTTGCTTCCCTTGATTGCGTAAGACTTGATACGGATCGACTCAACCTCTTTAGAGGCTGGCCAGCCGTTATAACTTATTGCCGTCATCTGGCACTATCCATTGGCATGTAGTTTCATCAAAGCCTGTAGCGTTATCGGGTTCAGGTGCAATAAACGCATCGCGCAGCTCATCGTAAGTATCGCCTATAGCAGCATATTTTTTGCGTATTTTGGCGTTATAGCTAGTGCGTACGATCTTGTAACCTGTTGAACGGCTGCACCAGTCCTCGACACTTAGGCCTTCAATAGTCTCGTTTTCATCTACGCCTACGCTGACATTTATAACAATATTGTTTTCATCTAACCATGCGTAATGAGCCATTAGGACACCGTTACCGTTCCGCCTGTTGCAGCTGTAATTGCGTAATATCTGTATGTAGCATCTGTTGTAGTAGATGTAGTGCAACCTGTAAATGTAGCTGAGTTTGCCAGTAGCATTTTTAATCTAACAATGCCTGACCCGCCCGAACCAGGGTTGCCGTTTGCATTTTCAAAACCACCACCACCGCCGCCACCTGTGTTAGCAGTTCCAGATGTACCACCGCCGCCAAAGGTTGAGCCAGCACCGCCGCCGCCAGTACCACCAGCACCGCCAGTTCCAGTAAAGACA